AAAGCGAATATCCGGATTCTTTGAACCATTACAAGGCGGGCCGATTTAACTTTTTTCGATTCCCGATCACTTTTTGCTTGCGCCAAGGCGGGCGGTTGTGGATGTTTCGCCCATCCAACCGGATAAAATTTCGGGGACATCAGCGAGTGGATACAATTTTAGACCGCCCACTTGGGGAGTACCGCGAGGCTCCCTCCCTGCATGTTCCAGGAATTTTACAAGTGGGCGGTCTCTTCTTCTAGGGGATCTTCTGCGGGACAACCGGGCGGTTCGACAACCCGGTTCGCGGCGTCACAGCGACCGGACAGCAAAGAGTGCATCGGAACGCGGCAAAACTCGACGGGCAACGATTACGAGGGTATCGACCCGGCAAAGTCCACAAGGACGAGCGTCATGCCGCCCGCAAATGCAAATGGTCGCCATGAGACTGTGATTCCCCAAACCGGGGATAGGACGACCAGGGGAATGACAACATGACCGAGGTTCCCCTAGAGCAAGGCGGGCGGGCAACTGGATGAAAGTCCGGTCCCAAACTGCCAAAATTGCCGCCAAACCGCTCTCACTCCGATTTCAGCGATCCTCTCACCCGAGAACCGCAAGATCCCTCCTGCCATTAAGAAGTCGGGGAAAGAATCATGGGAATCGAGAGTTCAAAAGAGAGAAAACCACAAAAAAGTCCCGCGTTTGGGCTGATTTAATCCCGTCTCAACCGAGGCTCATATTCCCGCTGAATTTCCTTGAGACGGCGTTTATATCGTTCCGACGCCTCGCGCTTGGTGTCATTTGCCCTGGTTGACCCGGTAATATTCCGAAGTTCCCGTGTGGCCTGAGTTTGCTGTTCCCGGCGTTCAAACAAAAGATTTCGTTCGACTGTGCGCGGATTGATTTGTGCGATTCGGACACCGACGAGAGAAAGAGCGGCCCTGCCTGGGGTATATTGCCTGCCCGTGCGAGTGTCTTCGATGCCGCGACCGCCCTGATTATTGCGCGAGAACGATTTAATTAGTTCCTGGGAGCCATATCCACCTGCCAACGGGGGCGCCATGTTGCGAATGACGGTCTGGGCGGCGCCTTTCGCGTTTGGTTCGATGGGTTGACCGGAGAACAATTGTCGCCCCGCCATGAGCTCAGCGACTACGTTCAAGAGAGGCGTACTTCTCATACCGCCGACTGGATTATCTCCAATAATGGCGTCTAGATCCCGGTTCCAAAGATTGCGCAGTGTCTTGGTGTAGTCGCCGACGATGTTGAACGGGTCCGCGTTGATGAAATCGAATTTACCGGTCTTTTTGTTGCGCGAGAATGGAATGCGAAGTTGGGAACGCTCCATGGGACTGGACTGTCGGATCATCCGATCCCAATCCTTTTTGTCATCATCGGAAAGCATGGATGATTCCACGATTTTCTTAATGGCAAGAGGCGTGGTGACGAGCCCGGTAAGAATGGCCGCGCTGGTCATGCGCTCTTTGACGCTGAGAAGCGGGTTGCCAACATCTTCGGCCAGGTTCTTCATCACGCGAAACATCTGATAATTATAAGTGATAAATGGATTGACGAACGGGAGTTTGCTGGCGATTTGGATTCCCTTTGGTGATGTGCCGTAGTTATGGGTGTAACGATCAGTAAATCGGAGTGCCTGAGACTCGTTCATGCCGCGAAGGCGGGAATTACGATAAGTGACGAATCGGACGAATGAATCGGGTTGGCGATAGATTTTTTTTGCGAAGTCATCCGCCGCCTTGAAAGTTGCCAGCGCCTTTTTTACAGGTCGAACGCGACCGGAAATCTGATCGGCGACACTTTCGATAAATTCATGATCAACCTGGGTTGCGCCAAAGACGCCCAATCGATCCGCTTCATCGAAATACCCGGTTTTACTGCGCAAATCCTTGAGTGCAGCATGCCATTCGACCGGGTTGAAATTTCGTGCGGCGAGAAGAAACAAAGGGATGGTCGCGTAATTGCGGGAGACTGTTGCCGGGTTCCTGAGCGTGACATTCTGCTTCACCTGACTATTGATAAAGCCGATGCCGGAATCCCGAATAACTCGTTCAAACGCGGAATTGATGGGAACGACCACACCGATTCCACGGGCGACTTCTTGATGAACCCACTTATCAGCCAAAGGTCCAAAGGATAGGTTGTCATCCAACTTAACGAACCGTTGCAAGACGGCCTTTTCCGCGTCGGTGGCGGCGTCAAGGTAGGCCGGAAAATTAATGGCACTCAATGCTGCCGGGACATTGTCCAAATGCAACTCATCGAACATCTTTAATGCCTTGGAATTGGCCGCACTGGTGATAATTTTTGCGCCCGTGCGAGCTGCAATTTCGACCGGGTTTAGACGCTCCCCATAAAGGCGGCGGCGCGCATCGGTCATTACCTTTGCGTCGGCAATTTCCTTTTGCTTGGTCGTGGCGATTTCCAATGTGTTCTCGGCATTACGAAGGGCGGTCCTGGTCTCTTTGGTGTTCGCGTTTTTATTTGCTTTTTTTGCCTGATCCAAATCGGAGTTCATTCCATCGATTTCCGTGGCAATCTGTCTCAACTTCATCCCCTTTTCGTCAGGGGTGAGCATCCGATGCTCATAAATAGATGATTTGATGGTCGTCTTACCACCTGAATCCGAACCGAACCGCTCTTCATTCCGAAGCTCGGAAAGATGCTGGCGGAGATCCATGGCAGCGGCTTCACGACTGCCGCCAAACTCCCCGACAAGCTCGCTCACAGTATCCTCGAACGCCTGCGGATCGCGCTTCCATTCCCTGCCATTGACAAAGATGTCATACTGTCGCGCCCGGTAAATTCCCTTGGTATTCTGGATTGCCTTGCGTCGAACGGGGTCGGACTCGCCTTGCAATAGAGCATCTTGTAACTGACCGATTGCGTAATCAGATTTGCGCTCCGCATCCTTGTAAGCCTGGGGAATATCGGGATGCGCGAAAAACTCATCATCACTGATTATTCCGTTGACGCGCTGACGGCCGATTTCCTGCTGTCGATCCGTTAATTTAGATGCCCATCCTGACGCTCCTTCGTAGGCGCGTTGGATCAGTTTATTGTAATAACCAAGATCGCCCTGTCGTCGGGTCAGAACCTCCTGAACGGCGGGATGAAACGCACTAAAATTCTCCGTGATCATGCGCGTGCCGCGAGCGACGAACCCAGCATCAGGCGCGTGTGTTGATCCATGAGCGGCCTGAGAAATCTTGCCGGTTGGCATTTTGGTCAACGGTCCTTCAAAGAACGCCTCGTTCGGGTCCATCTTGCCCGTGGCAACCGCATGTTCATGCTCGGCCTTGAACCTGCCAACGCCGTCCCCGGAATCATCTGCGCGCTTGTAATCTTCCTTGGCGACCAATCCCCGCACGCCGTTCCAGATATTCTCGATGTGCGCTTTGATGGACGGTCCAAACTCGCGAATCATATTTGATGACCATTGCGTGAATTGAACGCCCTTCTGATAGATCGTGCGCCCGAAATCCACGGCGCCCCTGAATACGTCGGCATCAATGAATGCGGCCTCGCCCTTGGCTTCGATCTTATCTTTGAGAGGTTTGAGTCGAACCGGGTCTGTGATGGGGGGTTCGGGAGCAACTGGTTGACCATTCGCATCAACCTTCGGTGCGCTTGCCTCGACAATCGGATGATTTTGATCCGGGGAAATGCCGGGGGCGACGATCTCAGGATCGGGTTTAGGTGACGGCGTGACGGCACTTTCGGAAATTGGGGGCGTCTCAACTGCCGGAATCGGGGCGGTTGGCGTCTCGACTGACGGGACTGTGGGGGGCGGTTCCACGATGTTCTCCGTAGCGTTTCGCGGATAGAATACGCGTTGACCGTCTCGTTGAAGCGGAGATGGTCGGTCCATTCCTGGCTCTACGTTGATGTATGGCTCGTGCAAGTCTTGTCGCGGATAGAACACGCGCCCATCTTGTTGAATCGGGGGTGATTGATCCATCCCCGGGTCTACGGCCCTCGACATGCGTTCGCGGGGATACCTCGCCCATGCAGAGAAAATCGTGTCGGTGGCAAGTTGAGTCATGCCCTCCCGGGTCATCACATCGTGCCCGTCAAGCGCCTGTGAGCCCGCTGACAGGGCGGCTCCCCCCAGAGCGCGCCCCGCCAACGGAAGCCCTTGTAGCGCTCCAAACGCCGCGAAAGTTGGTACGGACCATGGATTACCGGTTTGCGCCTGCTGGAATGCTCCAGCGGCCACGTTCCCGGCTAGGTCAGCTACGCGAACGCCAGCTCCCAAACCGGTCGCCATCTTGGCTGCGCCCACATACGGTATGGCAAGCGCGGCGACCTGCGGGGCAACGTCGCCGACTACGAAGTCAACGACTTTCCCGGGAACGGATTGAGCGCGTTCGAGATCCGGGAACACGTTGGTTCCGGCCCAGTCAATCGGTTCATAGCCGTCGCTGGACCCCGTTTGGCCCATGTGATCCAGCCGATCAAGTGCATTGACGTAGCTTTCAAACACTCGACCCGGGATCTGCGCAGTTCGCTGAAATGCTCGGGGAATAAACCCCGTTTCCTCTGGCGGTTGAGGTGGTTGCGACGCCAACGAATACTCACTGAGAAGTGAGTCGAAGATTGATTGTGCTTCCTCGTTGAGAGCCATGATTTCGTTAGTAGTCTGTTCCTAATACGTAGTTCGATGTGGCCGCTCCGACTTCCCGCAAAGCAACACCGGCCCCGAGACCTGTGCGTGTGACACCTCTTTCAAATCCAGATACAACTGCCTCGGCGTCCCCGCCAAGTGTCCGACGTTGGCTTGGCGCCTGAGTGGTTGAGCCTGCCGCCATGGCAGCTTCTGCCACTTTTTTAAGCTCAAGATCGACCAGTTCTTTGATCATATTTTTGCGAAGCCCTGGAAATTTTGCGTCAGCGGCCAGAATTTTCGGCTCATCAACTTTTTTTGCGATTTGCAATTGGATGTGTTCGGGAAGTTGTTGGATCATGCCGATAGATTCGGAATCCCATCGTTCCGGGATCTCAAGCCCGGTTTCCTGCGCGACAAGTCGCCGTGCATAGTCAATAATTTCCAGGGGGATTTGCTTCACAGTGGGTTCCCCAAGCTCGCCGTTTGGTCCCTTATTTGGCATGACAAGAGCTTTCTTTTCTGGGTCGTAAAATCCAATCGCCTCAGCCGGTTGAATCCCGCCTGTCATTTCCGAAAACCGTTTCAGTTTATTGTCCAATTGCGATTGATTGTAGGCACGCTGATCATAATCTTCCTTGCGACGGTTTTGGTCCATGGTGGCCAGCCTCGCTCGATCTTCGATTGATATCGATGGTCCGGTCGGTAATCCAAACTGGTTCGCCATATTCACATACTGCGATTGAGCGATTGAAGCATCGAGTGTGTTCAATTTGGTATCATTTGCGGCCCCGAACGACTTGGAATACCCAAGGTTATAGTCTCGCATCTGCCGGACGCTCGGGACCTGATTTCCGTTCACGTCAAGATTCAAGTTCTCGATCTGTGATTGGTGACGCAAATCTTCGTCAATCGATCTGAGGTTGCTTTCCTGATAAACCTCCTGCATCTGCTGGGGACTCAAGCGGCTGAATCTCGGGTCGTTAATCAAACGCTTGTTTAACCCCGCCTGATCACGCCCCATTAATGCGCGTTCGAGTTGATTCCCAGAAGAAAACGATTCCTCGTTCTGCATTTGGTCATATTGCTGTTCCGTGAACGTGCCGTCCATGGCTTGCCCGTTTCTGAACACCTGACCGCCAGAATAGGAATACGGCCGTGATTGGGTGACTCCGTAATCCCTGACCAAACCCCTAGTAGACATTTCTTGTGCGGTGGGGGCGTTCGCCTGGATGTCAGCCTGGCGTCGGAGGTTATCTTGATACAAAAGTTGCGCCCGTTGGGCGATGGCCATATTCCATTCTTCGTCTTTCGCTCTTTGCATCTGCCAGTCATCCGGGATCATCGAATCCCCGGCCATTCTTTGAAAGTTCTGAGTGTAGTTCATGGGGTGTGGTGGGTTCGTGAATTAAATCGGGCTCCAGCCTGTAGCTCTGCGGGCGACATCCAGGTTGTAGCTTTGCGTTCTTTGCTGTTCGGTTTGCGCCGGTGGACCATATTGAGCCCCCGGTCTGCTCACGGTACGAGGTCTGGGCGTGGTTCCAAGTGAGAATGGATTGTAAGATGCGGGTCGGTTTTCCATAAACCTCTGCGTTGGCGTGACGCCCGGATTCCGATCCTGCCATGCCGCGAACTGCGTGGATGGGGTGAATCTGCTGTTCATATTTGAAGTAAAACCCGAATACCCACTAAAAACGTCTGCCTGATAGGCATTTGACGGGCCGCTACCGCCACCACCTGCCGGGGCACGAACAGGCGACGTTGCCCCGGACGAAAATGCACCGCTCGACCTGGTGAACTCGTTCTGTCGATTTGCCAATTCCGCCTGCCATTGGGCATTTTGGTTTTGGATTCCGAACATTCCTTGGTTGTAGCCAGCCAACATGGAACGATACGAGGTTTCGGCTTGGGAAATATCCTGGTTAATTCCGCGCTGATAGTTCGCCAACCCCGCCCGCTGAGACGCAGCGAACTCTTCCCCCTGCAATCGCAATTGACTGGCCTGCTGTAGACCGGGCATCATGGATAACGCCCGCGCAACACCCGCCCCGTAGCCGCTGGTGCCATTCCGATTTGCCTGTGCTGAGTATTGCCGAGCCGCTGCGTTCCCGGCGTTCATCCCCGCGCTGGTGACGAAGTTTGCCTGATTATTCACTGCCGCCATGTATGGCTTGTAAGCGAACGCATCGGGCGCGTTTCGTAGCGCCGTTCGGAACCCGCTCGTTGTCGCTCCGATGTCGGGCAAGTTTTGCGCCTTCAAATATTCGTTGAAGTTCGCCGGACCCACATTGTAGGCCGGTGATGTGCCGAATGAGCCGGATGAACCGGAGCCCCCGGAAAAACCGGGCATGGAAGATGATCCAAACATGTTGATAATTGCCTTTCGTTTTATGATGTCATGTCAACTGAACGCTATACACAGTTCCTGCGTCATTCCAAGCAAAATACCGGATCGGACCTGTCGAATTGTAGTGGAATCCGTAGTCTTGTGAGACCGGGTATTCGGTGGTCGTTGGGGCGGATGCGCTGCTGGTTCGCCCAAGAAAGTAATTGATTTTGGTCTTGTCAGCGGATGACAGGAACCCGGCAACGCTTGTTGTGGCGTCTGCGTGTAGGGTTCCGCCTCCTCTAGCGCCGTGCGTCGTGTCGTCCAGTGCCGTTACGGGGTGGGCATGGTCCGCTTTGCTTGCTGATGTGGACGAACCGGCTGACCCAGCCCCCGCGACGGTCACTGTGGCAGGAGTGGACGCTGAGAGCGGTGTATTCGTCGCTCCGGTCGCAATGCCGTCCAATTTGGTCTTGTCAGATGTCGATTCAAACCCCGCCTGGGATGTTGTGGCCACCGTGTGCAAGGCATTCCCGCCTGTCGTCACCCGCCCAAGCGCTCCATGCTGGTTTTCGGTGATCGACCCCGTGAACGAACCGAAATCGAAGTAAATCCACTGAACCCCATCGAACACCGCCACCCTTAAGCTGCCTGTCGAATAGTCATAGAGAATATCGTTCGGATTCGGTGCCAGAGGATACGGTGAATTGCTTCCCAACCGGGTGTAAGTCACGGTCTGGGAGTTCAGTTGATCGATCAAGTCGCGCAAGTTGGATTCCAGCGCAGACCGGAACTCTTGCGGGTCTTCGATGTCAACCAGAGCCCTCGAAACGTGGATGCGGGATCCCATGTCGTATTTACGGGTTGGCCACGATCTTCAAGACCGTGTTGAAAAACCTCCATTGCTCGTAATTGCGGTTGATGATCTTGACACCAAAGGCCCGCGATTGTTCAGCCGGTATTTCTTTCTTTACGAACCATGTATCCGTCCCAGCGGTCGGTGTGGACAGGTAGGTCACTCTGGTTGGACTGATGCTTTTGATATATCCGGTTTCATCTCGATCACGATAGTATCGGACATAGGTTCCACCTGCGTTTCTCATATTCAGCCATTGTTCGATCACGTTCTTTGACGTGCTTGGCTTCTGTGCATCGAAGTATTTCGATATGGAACATTCGATCAGGCCGATGTAGAACAGCGCCCCCTGCACCGGCACCGGGTCGAACTGCGTTTCATTACCGCCACCCACGCACAGGTCAATGGTCAGGGTTGATGCCGACACAGCGCTGATCCGTGCCCACTGCTCGTTCTCTCCCGCTGAATCCGTTACCAAAACCCAATTCCCGATCATCCCGTCGTTCGCGGTGTCAAAGTTCGTTGCCCCGCTGCGGACGAGGGTCGTGGCAGTCGCGCTTGCCACCGTGCCCGTTGTCAATCCAGTGAGCTTATTCAGCCAGTCCGAGAACACCCCTGGGACCATGGCCGTGCCGTAAATTCCAGCCTGAGTTCCAGCCCCCGTCACTTTGGTATTCGCTGTCGTGTCGGACAAAGTGGCCGAGCAGAGCAAGTCATGATCCTCCCGAAGTGTGATCGCCCCCGACTTTGTATCCTCGAAGATGCCGAGGTCAACCAACATAACGGAATCGGCGGTGGTCACCCACATACAATTCGTTTGCGTGCGAGGATCGTAAACGCCATGCGCTAATTCCTGTCGGGACCGGGTGGATGTCAAATCGCGCAAGGTCGGTCCGATCTCTTGCATTACCGGCCACATACGGATTCCGTCGCACTGGACGATTTCCCCATTCTCGTAGTCCATGCCGCGCAGGACGTTGGTTGCCCCCTGTCGAGCGGCGAATACGGATGCCTGATTCGTGAACGCATACACGTCCGAAATCAATCGCTTCGTAGAAAAGAAACTATCCTCTGCTGCCGCCCGAAGATTTAGCGAATACGTTTTGCTGGGGTATCGGGTGCAAAGCACCAACAATTCTTGGTTCGGCACCGTTGAAATCGACGTGCCATATCCTCCCCCGAGACGTTCGCCAAACTCGATTGGAAATTGCACGTCCGCAATTGCCTGGGTGTAGCCCCAACCGAATGGGTTGTTCAGCTTGCTCCTGTAAAGGGTCGTAGCCGGTCCCTGAATCGTCACCTGACCGCTACCGGTCGAGGGAAGCGCCACGGGTGAAGCGGAGGTGGTTGTGTAGACGGTGGCAGTCGTGGCCGTCAGCCATTTGAACCGGAACGTCCCCTGCCCGTCGTACCCCCCCGTGGTGATCCCAGCCAGTCGCACATTCATCCCATTCCTGCCATCGAACCACGTATCGCTCCCGGTCAGGGTGATCTTTCCGGTTGATCCGGTATGCGAATTGTCCCACGAAGCCGCCGCCGTGAACGTGTAGTTACCGAACCCCCAAAAATAGCTGCCATCGTAGACGCAAAACGCGAATGTCGCGGCTTCAAAATTATCCAACTCGATCTGTTCGGTTGGAGCCGATTCGTTATCCACGATTACCACGCTTCCGCCTGCCGTGTTGTTTGCGGCGAGCGACACGTAATATATCTGCCCCGCATCCGCGGCCGTCTGCGCTTCCAGTTGGGTGTCAAAGGCCGTGGTTCGATACACCCAAATCTCGGATATGTCCGCCCGAGTGGAGTAGGCGCATGTCACGTCAACCTCTTGGTTCGAGCCGCCGATTTGATGGGTCTGAACTGGCCCGGGATTGCTTCTTGGGGAAAGTTGACCGCCCCCTCCCGACACTGTTGATATCACGAACGGATACCGGGCAGTCGCCGCATACACGTATTGCCACGCATACCATTTGGTCGCCAGCAAGTTTCCCGCCCCGCCATCGGCTACGGTTGCCGCTGCGACTGGAGCGGGCAACCCTGCCGACAACACGTTCAGGTTGCTATCAATGATCTTAACCTTTTCCTCTCCATTCGCTCGCAACGCAATCCCGATGTCCGACGCAGCCGCGTAAGAATCTTTGTGTCGGGTTTGGGCAGTGGAAATAATGACTGGCATGAGGTATGATCGGTTATGCGAAAAAGTCGGCTTCTGCTATGGCCTCAACCGTTCCCGCTTTTTGAATGATGATATACGTTCCAAGCTGAGCAAATCCAAGAACCGGCGATGCACCTCGTCCGACCAATGATTTACCGGCGTCTCGGAACGCTGAATCCTGAGTGTCTGAGACACCCATAGCGGTAGACCACTTGCTTTCCCCGGTAGACGTTGGGCTGGTAAGATAGTCCGCCCCGTCGAATCCGGCGATAATGTCGTCTCCATCATTGTTTGTTTCGCGCTCCATGGGTTACGAGTCGGGGAACTGCTCAGTTGGCGGCGTGAACCCTGCGGTGTTGTAAAACACGGACTTGGAAAGGCGAACTTCGTCGCGATAAATCTTTAATCCAGTGCCGTAAATCACGTCGCCCGTACCTAAATAAAAACTTGAGTAGTTTACGCCAGCTATGGTTGCTAGTCCATTCGCGGATGTGAGTTTCAAAACGCCGTTCACATAAAACTTAATGTTATTTCCGTCTCGTAATACGCAAATATGATACCATTGTCCCGTAACCATTCCATGCGGGGCCGATTCCTGTGTGTCTACTCCGTTGAGATTTGTAAACCAGTAAATGTTCGTGCCATTAAAATACATATCCGAACCGAAATATTCAATATCGCTTCCATAGTAGGAGCCAAAAGTCCCAATGAGATATGGGTCATCAAAACTTAAAATGTTTATCCACATTTCCGCCGTCCATGCGCCCCATTGCCCCTGATAGAATGTGTTATCATTGGTTAACCATTCAATTGCGCTTTTGTTCGCCGATGCCCCGCCGAACTTGAAGATGCTCGTATTCGCTGATGCCGTTGTAGTAAATTCAGGATTCGTCTCAGTCGTCCGGTTCGCCTTCGTTTCCTTCCAGGCGTATCTACCGTTGACAAGCGCCACATCAACGGAATTCAAATGGCACAACAGGATAACGTCCGAATAAAGCGGCTGACTCCCCGTTGGGATCGTGTAGTCAATTGTCGTGTCGGTGAACTCAATCGTGGTTCCCGTCACTGATCCGAGAAGTTGCTGCAACGATACGAGGTAGCCGAACGGACTCCAGAACTGGAATAATCCCATGATCTGAGTTCCAAGATTGTCCGTCAGGCTTTTGCCGGGGCCTCGCCGGTTCTCTCCGGGCCTAGTCGCGTCAATCCCAGCCCCAGTCCAAAGCGACGGGTCTTGCGATGTCTGGCCAACAAGCTGGTTCATTCCGCCAGCCCCAAGAACCAAGATCGGGGATTTTGTTTCTCGTTCCATGGCGCATCAGAAGGCGAGGTCTTGCAGGATCTCTTTGTATTGCTGGCGCGCCCGCTCTTTGAACAGTCCAAATCGCTTCGCGTCCATGTGGTAGCTGTCCACGGTTGCGCAGGTATCCGACACAAGTATTTCGCTCAATTTCTCCACTTCAGGCGTGTCGTCCGGGTTGTAAAGGCGACGGGGCACCCGCTGCCACGCATACCGGATTGTCTTTCCGTATTCCGTGAATTGTGGCGTCATCACAATCATCGGCCCGGTCGCCGGTCGGATCGCATATTTCGCCTGAGTCAATGCCGCTCCTCGATATGCCTCCTCAAGAACCAGTGTTGTCGTGTTAGTCACGCTGGCGATCTTGTATCCGTAATTTCCGCCGCTGGCCGTGCTGGTTGCCGAGTAGCCGAACCGCATCCATTTCCCGGCATGGGCCGCGCTGGTCCAAGTCGTTCCCGTACCGGTCACGCCGGTTGACTCGTTGGCTACAGTCGCCGAACCCGTTGCGTAAAGGTCACTGCCCACGTTCCCACGGATCACCGCACCATACGGCCTGACTCCCTCGGCAAACCTGGCGTATCGCTGGACACTGCTGGGGTCCATGATGACATTCAATGATTGTCCGGTCCCAATGTCAGAGTTATAGTCGTATAGAAATGTTCCGGGTTGCAGGTTCGACAACGCGTACGGGGCGACGTAGGAGTATGTGTCCAGTGCGGTGTCAAACTCCTCTCCGTACACGATCAGTTCACGCCAGTTCTGTTTCCTGGCATATTCCCGATAAACCCGATTTAACGTCTGTTCGATGAGCGAATCGAGACCCTCGAAGTTGTTCACCCGAGATTCGTTCTTCACGAACTGCTGCATGTCGTAGTAGTTCATGCCTTAGCCGGTCCAGTTGGCCGCGTAATCAAGGAAGGGTCGCATCGAAAGAAACAGATTCCGCTCAGACCGACGGCGCCGCACCAACCCCCGCAGAACCCTTCCGCCACCACGCGACCATTTCAAAAATTCATCCGCCGCCACACTCCGCCGCCCCTCGTTAAGCCTCGCCAGTAACGAACTGCGATGCAGCGCGCCGGTGTTAAAATCAAAGGAGACCAGCGCCGCGAATTCATCATCGTTCACTGGCACCCTCACCAGCGCCTGCACGCGACTCTCGAACTGGTGCATGTCATACCGCAGCAACTCCACCGCCTCCTCGCGAGTAAGCGTACGCCCGGCATACACCGTCCCATCCTTGTGTTGTAGCCCCGTGTGACCCCAGCCAATCGTCCACACGCCCGCCGGGCACCGATAAGCCTTCAGGAAAAGCCCCTCAAACTCCTTCACTAGCATCAGTCCGTCCGCACTGATCACACGATGCGCAAGGGGACGTCCCGGCGAGCAGCCTCGCTCAAATCGTTGCTCCATTGCCGACCCGCCACAATCCTGAGTCCCGTCATGGAGACTCCCGGCGCGCTCGCCCCCGACCCCGAGAACGCGACTCCCGCCGCGACCGAATCGGCCAAAAGTAAGCAAAGAAAGCCAACTCATGGCCGCTTCTCCGGCTCATTCCACACCACCGGCACCGCCTGCCTCACCGGCATCCCCGTCTGCTCACTCACAGCCGTCGCCGTTTTATCCCCCCACCACCCATCCACATCCAGTTGGTATCCCAGTGACTGTAGCCACCTCTGCACGGGCTTTACAGCCTCTCCCAAAACCCCATTCACCTTCGTCAAGATCGTGACCATCAGCACCGCCATGATCATCACCGAGAGCTCATACGGGTTCACAATTTCCAGCAACGGCTTCATCCACGGCATCGATCCAGCCAATCTCGTCATCGCCGCACTCACCGCCGCCGACACCACGGCCAGCAAAATTCGGCCCATCGATGATACCAATAGATTCGCGATGAACTTCTTCATGGCAGCCCTCCCGCCTTCACTGATTCGAGATACAGCCCCTCCGCGTAAGCACTCAGGAGTGCCCGGATTTCATCGGGAGTTTTCGGATTTGCGCGGGCGAAATCATCAGCCAGCGTCTCCGCGACGGCCGACCAATGCGGCTTGTCTGGGGTCCATGCCCGCACGATCTCGTCGACCGTGGACCCATTGACCGCCGTCGGTAGCTGCTGCCAGAGCGCTCCGCTGAGTCCTTGTAGAAAATCGACTTTCTTTCCCTTGTCGAGTTGCCCCACCGCAGCCTGCAACACCGCCGACGCAGCCAGTTGCCCAGCCTCGCGAGCAGCGATGAGCACAGTGCCACGGATGGCGGAGCGATGATCCTTTATCCATGCCTGGGTGCCCGCGCAGCCCGATAGCGTTATTGACAGCGCCATCAGTATCGTCGTGATTTTCATAGTGCCTCCACTACTGTTCCCGCTTCTTGGATGATGATATCGCAAAGAGTTTTCTGAGTCAGGATAATGTTTTGTCGAGCCTTGCGCGCACTGGAAAACGCCTCGCTCGACGCAGCGATAATTCGGTAGTTCTTGCCGGTTAGCCGCCACCGATAGCCTGTTTTGGTTTTGTAAAGATACAGTTTGCTCATTTGATTTTCTTGGGGGTTGATTGTGGTGCTGGAAATAGGGTCGGCTCCGGGAATGTTTCGGGAGCCTTTAGGTGGACAAATATCTGGTCATCAGTTCGTAGGTGAAGCTCACCCGTTTTGTTGTCATACTCAGCTAGCCCACGGTCCAGCAGCGCTTTCCAAGTCTGCATTCCGTAGGCTTTAGCCCCTGAATCAGTCGTGTTAACAACCTTGGTTTCCGTGCGGACACGCTCTGGAGATATGGCGATCGTTGCGATGGCTGTCACAATAGCAGTTCCAAGAACTGTTGAGCCATACAAGAACCAGTCGAAATTTGGTTTCACCAGTCGATCCTTCCCCTGATCCCGATAGATTTCGGTATAGGCTTTCCCGTTTTCGGATCGATCTCCATCGGCACCCACGGCCGGATCGACTTGAGCAGTTTCAGTAGGGTTTTCCATAGTTTCATTTCCGAGTGTAGTAGTCTCGTGCATCATACGCAAATGGGCTGGCATCGTCACTCGCATTCTCGTCCGCAGGGTATCGGCCGGTCGCCAGTGCGAACCAACACAGGCCCACCACACCGGCAATCAGTGGTGGCAAACAGAACGCGAGCGTGATAATGTCGCCGGTTTTCACGGCGAGACCCTTCTCTTATCAAGTTCCATCCGAACCCGCTCCTGCTCAGTTTTCAGGGATTGCATAGTATCCGCCAACTGTTTCTGTCTGGAGTCGAACTCCGCCTTCGTGACCATCTGCCCAATGGATACTTTCATGTCGGCGATTGATGCCTGAATATAAGGAAGGCTCGTCTTGATCTCTGTCAGTTTTTCCGCATTCGCCTTGGAACCTGATAACAGCACCGATATGAGTAGGATCACGACGCCAGAAGTAATCGTCGTTACAACCGTATTTATGTTGATCCCGACCACTCCGCGGTTCGTGTCTGGCTCTTTATCCATTATATTACAATCCTTTCGCATTGAGAAACCGAATTGCCTCCGCCTCACCCGCAGGTCGCGCGGCGCAACCCGGCAGAGCCAGTGTCGCGAACGTCAGTATGGCGAGAACTAATGATACGATGCTAAATCTCATGCCGAAATCCTCATTCCGGCTCCCGCAGCCGGTCGATATTCGCACGGGCCGATACATGGATTGACCGCTTTGAACGGTCGCGAGAACCCTGCCGCATCCATCACGGGCATGCCAACATAAGCAAGACCGGCCCCGATCACGCCGACTTTTCCCTTGATCGGGACGACATTGATTGGGGTGAGGAGGTTTGTCGTATTCGGCCAAACAACAGCCGGATTAACCGCAACACCCGACCCGCTGCCGAAGCTCCAAGTCTGATAGGCAAGACCATTTATAATCGTGTTTTTCGCCGTGGCGGTAATGTCTCCCAAGGAATCATTCAAGAAAACTTCACCAAGCACGATGCAATGGTTTATATACACGTACGCGGAGGCTCCAATACCTCCAAAAGTTCCCGCTTCAACGTAAATGTTGTCAGCGAAAACGCAGTTATTGAGCACCACGTTTATTGATACACTTCCAAAACAAGCAAAAAATACATTACTCGCAAAGTAACAATTAGTAAGCGTCAAAGTGATATTCTGACCACCGGAGTCTTCAAGGAAAACGGATAACGAGCTCGGTGCGCCAAGAAAACCAACTCCAGTGATCGATCTGGTTCCTACCGATAGGACGTTAACGAGCGAAGAACAGATTGGGGCTGACAGAGCGTTAAGCAGTGTGTTCCCTCGAAACCCCGTAAACCCTGCCGCGACGTAATCATTCTGCGTCTCGAAATCAGCGGTGCCGTAATTCCCCGGAGGTAAATAAACGGTAGCCATGGCTAAAATCCTGTCAGCAACGGAAACACATCAAACGTGTCGGTCTGCGCGTTGTAAATGACCGTCAGGTAATCGTAGGCACCGGCACCGGTGGACAGGACAACCGCCGTAACATCATCCCCAAGATTGAATTTTGTCCCCAGCGTGATGATGCGCCCGCCAGTGCCATCCTGCGAGATTCTCCATGTGATGCGCTGGCCGTTGTATGCGCCAGTCGGATTGGCGAGCGTGAAGTTGCTGGTCGCCGTGAAGTAGAACATGCTGCCGGTCGAGGCGTTCGTGCTGAGCGGAGTGGCAAATGTGATCGCTAGCGCGGTCGCGTAAAACGGACCACCAACAATCTTCGCCTTCACCGCAATCTCACCTGTGGCGGTTGCTCCAACTGTGCCAATTGGAACGCCGTTAAGTGTTGATGCCCCCGAAGGAGCCGCAGCAAGGTTCGTAACGGTCAGCGTGGCGTTGTTGCCATCCAGAATGAGATTGGGTTGATGGCTCATGATACGATGATGATTTTAAGGACGATCTCGCCCGTCGCCGTATCGTCCGATGTGCCAAGCGGAAGCGCCGTAAGGGAGCTTGTTCCTGACGGTGCAGCCGCGAGATTGGTCACGTTCAGGGTCGCATTGGACCCGTTAAGAATGAGATTTTCGTCGCTCATAGGATTTCACTCCTTGAGAGCGGCAATTACTCGCTCTCGGTGTTTATCGTCGTCACGGTAAGGAAAATAGTTGTCACCCCCGCGCCATCGGGAGTTCCACCTTGTTTATAATAAATCGCCGTGTCTGCATCGATCCTCTTTTGGCCGATCACGTTGTTCGCCGGAAGGACAGTGCCCCCGGTTGCAGCGGTCGCCGTCGATACGGTCGAAAGCAAATCGGTGTATGTGCTGGCGGTGTAACCAAGGCTGAGAGTCGGGCTTCCACCGCCATCAGCTGTTGACACACACGCCTTAGCCTCAAGCAAAACCGGGTTCGACGGGCTGGCCTGCACGGTCAACCAGTGTTTCGCCGTGGTGCTCGTATTAGCCGAGATTACCAGTGTGTGCCGAACCGGAATACTCCCTTGTCGGTCGTTGTAAATCGCCCCCGTTGCGTTTGTAGCGCTCATGGTGATAGGTTCTCCGGTTAACGGTTCAAATGCCAACCCCGAACACGCCACGGGCGGACCCGAACACGCCGACCCCGAGGATGGAACGCATGCGAGTGAAGTATGCATCCGGGTTGTTGCCGCTTTCTTTGAGGGGCGACAACTGCGGTTCCGAAAACACCTTCATCCTGATCGGGAAATATCGCTTCGAGATATCGGCACGAACGAACCACTTGGTTGAGCTGGTGAAGTTATTGATCGGCTCGCAACTGATCGGGAACTTGGAACGAAGGGTATTCACCGCACGATCCGCCGTCTCGGGGTTGTCGGGCGACATGCAGATTTGATCCGCCGCCTTCATCCAGTCGGGTTTCAAGGTAGGAATCAGCATTGTAAATGCCGTGTCCATTCCGATGAAGTTTCCCACGTTGTCTTGATACCGCTTAAAGGTCGCGATGATCTCATACATCGTGGCCAAATTCGGAGGCAGGGCGACGTTCAAAAAGTTCGAGAATGTCGCGCCATTGTCTTCCCGCTTGTGCGTTGTCGAGAACAGCGCCCGCTGGGTACCATCCGCTTCGGTTAAGTCGTAGGGCTGAACTGAAAACCCGTTGTTGTAAACGTCAGCCGCCACCTGGTTCCGCAAGGTCTTTTCGCTCTCGATGAAGTCCTGCATGTTGTCCAGCGGGGCGGTGTTGTTTGCGTCGGGAGCCTCGATCATCAGTCGCTCAATCGTCATACCGGATCGGTATGAGGTCTGAATGATCTTGCTGGTATTCGACTTTACCGGGGAACGCTGGGGGATTGGCTCAAGGTCGCGGTTCGCAACCGGCTTGGCGATGCCCTGCGCACCGGCATACTGGTCGAACCATCGGCTCGTCGGCTCCACCTTTAGCAGCCTGGAATATTCTTCCGGTGCTTTGTCGTAGATGTAGCGGAAATAATCCGAGATGTTCCGGTTCAGTGTATCCGCCCACTGTTCCAGCGTCATTGGTGAGGTTGTGGTTGCCATGGTGGTTTGTCTCCTATGTTGGGTTGAGTGGGTTGTGGATTACTGACGAACGCCATCGGCGAGCGAAACATAAACGCGCCCGTTGAAATCGGTGGAGGCGTCGCCTTCGTATCTCCCTTGCACAATGAAGAAATCATTGGTCGTATCGCTCTTGTCCACGAAGGCGATGCCGTCGTAGTCACCGCTACCGAGGTAGAGAGCATACGCAGTGCCAATGGCTACGTCGATCTGACGGGTTGATCCGCTGCCGACTGTGCCGCTGCTGTCCGTGATGTTCACCACGAATTGCGCATTAGCGGGGTCAATGACTTCATGCAACTCTCCGAACGGCGCCACAAAAGGTGCGTCGGTCGAGGTATGCGATGGGTCCATTACAAGGCCGTAGCAAACCACGTCATCGGTGGCGCATTCGGCGAGAGCGTTGGACGAGACCTTGACGAACTGATAGGCAGCGAACGTGTTGCTCGAATCAGTAATCTGGGGTCGTGTGACTGCGATCTGGCCGTTGTCAGAGGCGAGCCAGGGAAATGTAACGGGTGCGGATGCCATGGTGCTTGTGTCTCCTTAGTGTGGTGGTTGATTGAGGATTCTGGTGGTGGTCAATCGGCGTCTGGATTATCAACGACGCGGGTGTTGTAGTCGGATTCTTCAGGTTTCATGCCGGTCTTTTCCAATCCGACACGGGCCACTGAACGGGTTCCATCGATTCGATCCCGGCTGAGCCTTGCCTCGTCGGCCTGCTTTTCGTCCATTTCCTCTTTGGGAATGATCATCTCGACCAATTTCATACCGGCGTATTCGACGATGTTCTCCCCGCCTTCCTTGCCGGGTTTGCGGTATCGTTCCCAAGCAGAACCTGCTTTGCCGATGTGGGAATAGACCTGTCGCTGGTTCAATACGTTCTCAGGTTGAAACCCGTCACGCGGGGTTCCTTCGATCACGCCGAACGTGCTACGGAAACGGGTCTGATCAGCCCGCGTCCGAAAGATTCCGGCAGCGGGTTCAATTGATTCATCGATGATTTCGAGGGATGGCATTGGGTTTGGGGGGGTTGTTTCAGGTTTGGTTTTGGCAAAGAAAAACCCGACCGTGTTTAGGTCGGGTTTCTCGCTGTTGCCCGATCCTTTACGGACCGGGACTTGTTGGGAAAATGTTGGGATCTACTTGAGTCCCATCCTCGCTTTCAGTTCGGCGTCGAGCTGGCGCTGACCATCATTCATATTGGCCTGCGGATTTACTTGCGGCCGTATATGGAACCCCGATGCTCCCTGGAAGGTTTGTCCCGCGAACTGGAGGGGCGCTGGGGCCGGTTGCTGCGGTTGTTGCAGGGTGCGCTGCAAGGCATTGAGCCTGCCGAACACCATGTACGCCGCGTTTTGGACCATCTGTGCGTTGGGGGCGACCCCTTGACTGGCGTTGTATCGAACGATGTCCTCCATTTCCCTGTATGCGGCTGGGTTCTGGAGTAGTTCGGCCACAATTGGGTCGGAGTTCGCCGTCTGCTGAATCACGTTTGGCAATTGAGAATGCGCCTGTGAAGCGTTCAATTGGCCGAGGATGGGTTGCAGGGCGGCGTTCACGCTCGATCCGAGAGCGAAGGCCATGTCTTGAGCGTCTTGTTCCTTGAATCCCTTCGATTTCAACGCCGTGTAGGCGTTTTGAGCGGCGATGTCAGCCGGGGATGATGG